CCTAGTTGTGCTGTCATCCTTACGCCTAAAGATGAAACAGGTGGTAATGTTCAGTTATCAGAAAACCAAAGAAGTCAGTTACAATCAGATATTAATTCAAGATTTTCAGGAACTAATAATGCAGGAAGACCTATGTTATTAGAGGGGGATTTTGATTGGAAAGAGATGGGTTTAAGTCCAAAGGACATGGATTTTATACAACTAAAAAATATGTCAGCAAAGGACATAGCTCTGGTTTATGGTGTACCAAGTCAGCTTATAGGTATTCCTGATGCGCAAACTTATTCTAATTTTGCAGAAGCTAAACTTGCATTATACAATGAAACAATTATTCCTCTACTGGATAAAATTCAAGGCGATCTTAATGAATGGTTAATACCACAATTTAATGATGAGGCACTGGAGTTAAGATATGACATTGATTCCATACCAGCTATGGCTGAACAAAGAAAAAGAGTATTTGAATCTGTGACTGCCGGAGTTAAAGATGGTATTCTAACTCGTAACGAAGCAAGAGAACAGTTGGGTTATGAACCGATTGATGGTGCTGACAGCTTAATGGTACCGGCAAACCTGATGCCGTTAAATATTGCCAACGAGGAAACCGATGAAGAAGACAGAGGAGAGGATATTCCAGAAGAAGAAGTTCCTCAAGAACTTCAGGACGATGACAACGAGATTATTGAAAACGATAACGACACAGATGAAATAATAAAAGCAATATCCGATATAAACACAACTCCTACCGATGGAATGGCAGAAGAAGCAAGAAAAGGATTAGACTGGAGAAAAGAGTTCGGCAGAGGCGGAACAAGAATTGGAGCTACCAGAGCAAATCAGATTATTAACAAAGTTAGCTTATCACCTAGCACAGTCAGAAGAATGTTTAGTTTTTTCAGCAGGCACGAGGTTGACAAGAGAGCCGATGGATTCAGACCAGGAGAAAAGGGTTATCCGTCTAACGGAAGAATTGCTTGGGCTTTATGGGGTGGAGACGCAGGATTTACTTGGTCTAAAAAGGTCAGGGATCAATTAAACAGAGAAGCAGATAAATTCTATGAATTGGAAATAGAAGAAAAAGCAATTTCAGCTGCAGTTAAAAAAGGTTTGGCTAAAAAGGTTGAAGATCACAACGAAAAGCATGGAGACAAAAAAGGCAAAAGAGTTACATTGAGAATGCTATCTGCTGTCTTCAGAAGAGGGGTTGGAGCTTATAATACAAATCCAGGAAGTGTTAGACCGAGTGTTACCTCAGCAGACCAGTGGGCTTACGCCAGAGTGAATGCTTTTTTATTTGCAGTGAGAACAGGAAAATTTAGGAGAGGGAAGTTTGACTTGGACTTATTGCCAAGCGGACACCCTTTAGCAACGTGAGTGTAGAATCAAGATTATTTATAGAAAAGAATCCGAAGACTGATGAATATCAAGTTAAAATAGTTGTAGGATACTTTGATGACAAGCAAGACGCATTAAATCATGCTTCTTACATTGCTATAACTAAAAGCATAGATTTTACACCTGAACAGCTTTTTGATAGTTTGCAAGAAATAGAAGAATTAAAAACACCTATCAACACAACGATACACTAATGTTTTATAACTCAAAACAATTAAAAATATTTAAAGGTGTTAAAGAAAGAACATGGTATCAACAAGATAGATTAAGAAGACCTTTTGAAAAACAATGGTCAAATAGTTTAAAAAATTATTTTAAACAATATGCTACAGGAATTAAAGAAGCATATAGAAATGGTAGTCAGATAATGCTTGATATGGAGTTAAGAAAACAAGCAGATACTTTGAGATTAATTTTTAAAGTACAATACACTATCATAGGAAACGCATTTAGAGATTATGCTTTAGGAACTTTATTCTTAAAAGCATTTGATGATGATTTTGATAAAGCACTTTCAGAGTTCATTGATGAAAACACTGCGACTTGGGTTACTGAAATAGATGAAACAACTAGAAAAAGAATGGCGAAAGTAATTTCTAATTCTTATAATGATGGGTTATCTACTGAAGAAACAAGTGTTGCTTTACGAAACATGATTTTAGGTATGGGTGCATATAGAGCAAACCTTATATCAAGAACTGAATCTCATAGAGTTGCATCTTTTGCTAATGAGCAAGTTGCAGTCAATATGAATATTTCAAACACTAACAAAGAATGGGTAGCAATCCAAGATGCTCGTACTCGTTTAACACATTCTATTGCGGCAGGACAAACAGTTCCATTAGAAGCTAATTTTGTCGTAGGTGGAGATAGATTAAAATATCCTGGAGATCCAAAAGGTTCACCAGCAGAAACAATTAATTGTAGGTGTGCTGTAATTTATAGAACACCTGACTTTCAATAAAGGAGAAATAATATGGAATATGTAATAGGAATTATAATCGGAATAGCATTATGTAGATCAAATGATAAATACAAATGGTTTGATAAATGTTGTAACAAGGTTATGAAAATAAAAAAAGGTAAGTAATGCCATTAGTAAAACCAAAAGATAAAGAGAAACGAGAGGATTTCATGTCAAGATGTATGCGTGATGAAACTAGCACTAGCGAATATCCCAATGCTGATCAAAGACTTGCAGTATGTAGTTCTCAATTTAAAAACAAAAAGGAGGAATATTCAATGAGTGATATTGAAAAGATGGGAGATGCTATTAAAAGTTTAACTGATGTAATATCTTCTAAAGCAAAATATGGTGATGGCTCTAATGCTAAACCAAAGAAACCTGAATCAGAAGCATTCATAGACACAAGTGCTATGGAAGAAGATGATATGCAAAAAGTATCAAGAGCAGAAGATCAGTTCGATAACATAGATGATGCTAAAGAAAAAGCAAAAGAAATAGGTTGTGTAGGAACGCATAAAATGGATAAAGATGGTAAAACTATTTATATGCCATGCGGAACTCATGATGCTTATGAAGAAGCTATTAGCAAAGGTTATGGAGAAGAAGAAGATAAATACCACAAGAAACCTAAAAAGAAAAGTGTTTGCGTTTGTCAAGACGATGGTATTTGTCAATGTGATACAGAATTAAAACATTTAACATTTGAAACAGAAATCAAATCAGATGCACAAGGTGTATTTACTGGTTATGGTTCTATCTTTGGAAACGAAGATCAAGGTAATGATATTATGAAAAAAGGTGCTTTCACTAAATCATTAACTAAAAGACCAGCTTCTAAAGTAAAAATGTTATACCAACATAAAACTGACGAACCTATCGGAATATTTACTGATATGTACGAAGACAACAAAGGTTTATATGTTAAAGGACAACTGGCTATGGGTACTCAAAAAGGTCGTGAAGCATACGAACTTTTAAAAATGGGTGCATTAGATGGTATGTCAATAGGATTTAAAGCAGACCCTGACAAACAAGGATACAATGAAAATAAGAGAGGAGTTAGAACTCTTAAAGAAGTTGATCTTATGGAAATTTCTTTAGTCACTTTTCCAATGAATGAAAGTGCATTAATAGAAACTGTCAAAGGTAATGCTAAAAATATTCGAGAGTGGGAAAAAATCTTGCGTGAGGCAGGAGGACTTTCTCGGACAGAGAGTAAGATAGGTGCGAAAGCATTATCTGAATCTTTAAACCAGCGAGATGCTGAAGATAAACAAACATTAGCAGATTTAATTCTCAAAGTTGCTAATAAACTTAAACAATAAATAAGAGGAAACAATTATGGATAATAATGAAGTAAAATCTGCTGTTGAAACTCTTGGTAAAACTTTTGAATCTTTCAAAAATACAAATGATGAAAGATTGAAACAGATTGAAGCTAAAGGTAGCTCTGATCCTATCACAGAAGAAAAATTATCAAAAATCGAAAGTGATTTAGATAAATATGCTGATATGGAAAAGAATGTTAAAGCACAAGCTGATTCAACAAAAGCAAATCAAGAAGCAATGGCTAGATTAGAAACTATTATATCAAGACCTGATTTCGGCAAAGGTTCTCCAGTAGAATCAAAAGCTGTTCAAGTTTTTGACAAATGGTTAAGAAAAGGCAAAGACTCTTTAGCACCAGAGGAATTAAAAGTTCTTACTGTGTCTAATGACAATACTGCTGGTTATCTTGCTCCACCTGAGTATGTGAGAGAAATAATCAAAGGTATCGTTGAGTACTCGCCAATCAGATCAATAGCAAGAGTTAGAACTACTACAAACAGAAGTGTTCAAGTTCCTAAAAGAACTGGCGAATTTGCGGCACAATGGGTAGCAGAAGAGGGTGCAAGAGCTGAAACAACTGGTTATTCAGTTGGTTTAGAAGAAATTCCTGCACACGAACTGTATGCTTTAGTAGATATTTCAGAACAAGAATTAGAAGATTCAGTCTTCAATTTAGAATCTGAAATGAACGCAGAGTTTGTAGAGCAATTTGCAAAAGCTGAAGGTAATGCTTTCGTATCTGGAAACGCAGTAGGAAAACCACAAGGTCTTTTAACTAACGCAAATGTAAATAATGTTGCGAAAGGTGGAGCGGCACTTGATGGCGATTCTATGATTAGTGCGGCACACAATGTTAAGGCAGAATATGGCAGAAATGGAACATATGTTATGAACAGATCAACTGTTTCAGCTGTAAGAAAACTTAAAGATGGTGGCGGACAATACATCTTCCAACCTGGATTATATCAGATGGGTGTAGGTTCTAATATTTTAGGACACCCTATTGTTGAAGCTACTGATATGCCAAATGTTGGTGGAGGTTTGAAACCAGTATTATTTGGTGACTTTAGAAGAGGTTATATGATTGTTGATAGAGTTAATCTATCAATCATGAGAGATCCTTTTACTCAAGCGGCAAGTGGTAATGTTAGATACCTAGCAAGAAGAAGAGTGGGTGGACAAGTAATTCTACCTGAAGCTCTTACTACAATAACAACTTAATAATAAGAGGAGATAAAATATCATGGCAATATATGATGGAAAAAGTGGCATAGCGATTGATGAATCGTTAAATGCTATTGTGAAAGCCGCAGATACAGATTGTACTGGGGTTGATTCACAAGGTTTCTCTACTGTTACTCATGTTGTAAATGTAGGTGCGAATGGAATAACTTTTAGTACAACTAATAAAGTTGAAATTGAACTAGAAGAATCTGACGACAACTCTACTTTTACTGATGTAACTTCCAACACTTCGGTTGTTGGCGGAACAGTAGGAACAAATGGTTTATGGCAAACAATAGATGCTGATGGCGACTGTAATGCAGTTTATGCTATCGGTTATACTGGTCCAAAAAGATACTCTAGAGTGGTTTTAAACTTTAGTGGTACTCATGGAACTGGTACTATTTTTGGTGTAACTGGTATTAAAGGAAGACCAATTTCTGGTCCAACTTCAAGCCAAGCCAACCAATAATAAAATTAATCTACATTAGTAGATTATATTGTAGGGGGAGGAAAGCGAGAGTTGAACTTCCCCTACTCTTACAAAATTTAAAAGGAGGAATAAGTTATGAAAATAAAAATGAAAGCAACTTTAGAAGCAAGTGCTAATGCAGAGGGTTCTGTATCTATGATTTATAAAAGTGGCGAAGTTTATGATATGACTAATAAAATGAATATCGCAACTATGTTATTGAATGATGGTAGTGCAGAAAAATCTATGGTAGAAACAACTAAAAAAGTTGTGACTAAAATGGAAAAGAAAACAAAAGGTATTGTTAAAAAAATATTTGGCAAAAAGAAATAAGGATTAAACAATGAGTGGATTAAAAGTACATACAGCTTGGACAACCAGTGCAGTAGCTACATCAGATCAAAAATCTTTTATGAGAGTAGATTTTAATGATGATGATACATTGATTGGCGAACTTATAAAAGTTGCACAAAACAATGTTGAAGAATATACTGGTAGAGCAATCACTCAACAAACCTTACAATTATTTCTAGATAGATTACCTTATTACAGAGATGAAAATTTAAGGGAGGGTGTTTATACTGCACCTGATTTAAATGTTAGTGCAGATTATATAGTTCTCCCTAAACCACCAGTTGCAAGTATTACACATGTAAAATATTATTCTAATGATAATACTGCCTCTACTTTTGCGGCAAGTAATTATTTTGCTGATGTAGATTCTACTTCGGCTAGAGTAGTTTTAAAGAATGGAGTTAGTTGGCCAACATTAACTGAATTAAGACAAGCTAATGCTTATGAGGTTCAATATGTTGCAGGTTATGGTGCTAACGCAAGTGATGTACCAACACCAATAATTCAAGCGATTAAATTATTAACAACTCACTTATACGAAAATAGAGAAATGGTTACATCAATGAGTGTTAATTCTATTCCTTATACAGTAGGTCAATTATTACAACCATATAGAGTTATAAGATTGAACAATATATTAGGAGGATAATATGCCGAGTATATCTAATATAGGAAAATTAAGAAATAAAATTACGATACAGAATACAAATTTATCTACTGACAATATGGGTGGTTATACAACAGGAAGATCAGCACATATAACTGCATTTGCTAAAATGACACCAAAAAGTGGCAAACAAATATTTTCTGATAAAACAGGAAGACAAGTTGAGAATCCACATACATACGAATTTTTAATTAGATATAGAGATGGCATAACTACGACAATGCGTATCTTGTTTGGAACTAGAACTTTTGATATAATAAAAATAAATGATAAGAATGATTTTAAAAATTATATTACAATAGAAGCAATAGAAAATGTAGGTACATAATGCAAGTAACTCTTACAGTAAAAAATTTAAAAAAAGTTATGGGTCAGCTTAAACAGTTGAATAAACAACTTGAACCTGACTTCCAAGAAATAGTAAAAGGTGGTGGTCAATTAATAAGAGGAGAAGCTGTTAAGTCAATACAGACAGGTGCTAAATCAGGAATAATGTACGAAAAGTATAATCCTAGAAGATCACATAGAGCATCTGCTCCAGGACAAGCACCAGCTTCAGATACAGGAAATTTAGTAAGTAAAATTATGGTTAAACAAAAAACCAAAAATATTACTAATGTTGTAAGTAATGCAAACTATTCTGCATTTTTAGAATATGGAACAAGTAAAATGCAACCAAGACCATTTATGTTACCAGCTTTTGAAAAAAGTAAAAAGCCAATAACAGAAGCAACATTTAAAAGAGTAGTTAAAAAAATTGAGGAGATTGTAAAATGAGTGATTTTGCAGTTGCCTTACAAACAACAGTCTATAATGCACTGTTGGCAAATGGTGCACTTACAACAAAGTTAGGTGGAAACAATATTTATGATTTTGTTCCAGAGGGAACATCATTTCCCTATGTTAAGGTCGGTGACCAAACAATGGTAGATGATGGTACAAAAGACAAAAAGGGAAGTGATTTTACCCTAATTGTTCATACATTCTCTAGATATAGAGGGAGTAAGGAAATAAAGGAAATTATGTCATTAGTTTATGATGTATTACATGAATCAAGTTTATCAGTTTCAGGAGCTATGAATAATATGAGATTTGAGTTCTCAGATATAATTAAAGAACCTGATGGACTAACAACACATGGAGTACAAAGGTTTAGAACTTTTGTATTAACAAATTAAAATAATAATTAGGAGGATATAAAAATGGCGGCACAAAAAGGTAGCAATTTTTTATTAAAAGAAAATAGCACAGGAACACCAGCAACAGTTGGTGGTATGAGAAGTACAAGTATGAGTATTAATGGAGAAATGGTAGATATCACTACTAAAGATTCAAATGCTTTTATTACAAGTGGTAATGATAAAGCAAGAGATATTTTACAAGGTGGTGGTATTAGAAGTATGTCAATGTCAGCAAGTGGTGTTTTTACTGACTCATCAACAGAAAACCTTGTAAGAGGATTTGCATTTGATGGATCAATTCAAAACTATGACTTGATATTTGCAGATGGTTCGAAAGTAGCAGGTGCTTTTTTAATCACAAGTTACGAAAGAGCAGGAGAGTATAATGGAGAAGAAACTTATTCACTTACTCTTGAATCTCATAATACAGTAACATATACTAACGCATAATAAAGGTTGAAAATATGGATCACACAGATGGGTTTAAAATGGTAGAGGTAAAATTTCAAGGAGAGTCCTATAACGCTTTTTACAAGGTTACTAGAAAGGGAGTAATAATCGTTGAAACAAGAAAAGATATCCCTATTAAACCTTATGATCACATAATTGTCGGTGTAGATAAAGTTGTAGTGCAAAAGGTTTCAGTTTTTGAAAATAGATGTGAAATTACTTGTGAAGCAGTAGCTTCAAGTGATATAGTCAAAGCTAATAAAACTTTAAAGAAACTTAAAAAAACACAAACAACTGAAAAGGACACCGATGGCGAATCAGTATAAAGGCGAAATCAAAGGTAGTCTAGGAGATAAAGAAAGAACTTTTAGACTTACCTTTGAATCAATAGTAAGTATAGAAAATAGAACTGGAAAATCAATTCTAGATATAACAAACAGTTTCGGTAATAATAACTACTCAATGAGAGATGTTGTTATTATCATGCACGAAGCATTAAAAGGTGCTGGTGGAACTTTTACACAACCAACAGTTGGCGACATGGTTATGAAAACAGGACTTATGAAAGTAGCAATACTTTGTTCAGAAGTTCTTATGACTGTATTCGTAGGCGACAAGAAAGATGAAGAATCCCCTTTAGTACAGGGGGAGAACGAGCAACCAAGTACCCAATCAAAGAATACCTAGAAATAGGTTTAGGTGTTCTTAAATTCTCCCCTAAAGTATTTTGGGATTTATCAGTAACAGAATTTACATCAGCTGTTAATGGATATAAATTATCTATTGGCAAAAATAATTCAGAACCAACACAAAGAAAACAAATGGAAGAACTAATGCGACAGTTCCCAGATTAATATTATGGCATCAAATTTAGCAACAATCAGAGTAGAACTTATTGCAAACGCACAGAAGTTTAAATCTAATATTGAAAAGGCATCAACTGGCTTAAAGAAATTAGATAAATCAACTGCAAAAACATCTGCTGGTAGTAAGAAAATGCAAGAACGAATGAGAAATCTTTCAGGTTCTATTGCGGCAGTACAAGGTCCACTTGGTCCAGTAGCAGGTCGTATAACTGCCATCGGTGCTATTATGGGTAGAGTTAAAGTACCAACACTTCTTTTGACAGGTGCATTTGTTTTAGCTGGAGTTGCGATTACTAAATTTGCAAAAGCTGGTGCGTTAGCTGAAAGACAAGCATTAAGATTAGACGCACTTATAAGAGCAACTGGTGGTGCGGCAGGTCAAACAGCAGTACAGATTGAAGAAATGGCAGTTTCTATTGGTAGAAATACATTGGCTAGTGTTCAAGGTGCAAGAGATGCGGCAGGAGTTTTATTAACCTTTAAATCTATAAGTGGAGAAACTTTCACAGAAGCATTAAAACTTACACAAGATTTAGCAGAAGTTGGATTTGGTACAATGAAAACTGCGGCACTACAATTAGGTAAAGCATTAGAGGAACCTGAAATTGGTATGTCAGCTTTGCGTAGAGTTGGAGTATCTTTTACTGAACAACAAAAAGAAACAATTAAAGTTTTATCACTTACAGGACAACAAGCCAAAGCACAAGCTATGATGCTTGGTATTTTAAAAAAT